AGAAAGGGGTAATAACGTAAGTATTCATTATTTTCCTCCTCAAGGCGGTGGCGGTGGTGGCGGTGGAACTATCACGGGTGGTTCTAACGTAGGTGGCGGCGCTGATGTTTTTAAAACGGTCAGTGGAACAAATCTTGTTTTCAGAAGTATGGTTGATTCAGCAACCATTGGATGGACGCAAAACACTAATGATTTAGTAGCTAGCTTTATTGGTGATTCAGACGACGTGCCAGAAGGCGCGACAAATCTTTATTGTACATACGCAAATATTAATGCAGAAATAAACGCTCCAAATGATTCGTTTATTTTTTCAGACAACACAGGTCAAATAGTTGGATATACGCAGTGGGGTATTGACGCCACAACAAAATTTAGTAACGTGTCGCTCAACTACGAGCCAAATAATCTTTCTGCAACCCCAACAATCCATAACTGGTATTCGAATATTAACCCTCAGCAGGACTCCCCAAACGACAACTTAATTCATCACAACGTGTTTTTGAATTTTGATGAGTTGAAATCTGGTTTTGATTTTGGTGGTGTTACTCTTCTGAATTTAGGATTTAATTATTTCGGAGACGCTTCCGAGTATGGAAACGTTATCGCCATGAACGTTGGTGGGACTGTCGGAGACGGTACCGATCCAGTGACCATTGGCGCTTACACCGCTTCTAATATAAATTTCCAGGTTGCAAACAACGCAACTATTGACGGCGGGGTTCAGGGTTACGGTTTTTCATTCAATACTAACGCCGGCGCGACAACTACAAGCAATGTTTACGTTACTGGTTTTTCTGATTACTCAACTGTAAACAGCACCGTTTATTCATATCAATCATTTGCGGCTGGTCCACAAATTGACACGATTGCAAATAACACCGGATATTCTGGATTAAATTTAAATCCAACTATTGATAATTTTGCAGGAAACGCTGGAGCGTCCGGAATTAATATCAACGGTACTTACAGCAATTTTTCAACTGGTTCGTTTACCGGAATCAACGTAAACCCAACAATTCCTGTTATCAATACCAATGCGCGCATGATGGATCTTTCAGGCCAATCAACATCTGGAACGGCTGATTGGAACGGGATTAACATTTCGTCGGCAAACATCGTTACAACCGGAGTTAAGCGTGGTTTAACAATCGGGGTTGCTCATGAGCTAACAAGTTTTGCGCTCGAAGCAACTGGCCATTGTGCTTTAACAAGTGAGTTTCCTTTAATTAGTGGTCAGACCCAAATGTATGGTCACGTTATTGGTGGCCAGGTAATTGTTCCAGATGCAACCGCGATCACCGGGACAGACGTGCTCGCCAATAACATGGCGTTCACTGTTGATTTAGGTGACGCTACAAGCTCTTTCACAAGCGCAGGACCAGTAGCGTTAACTACATTAGGTTTTGTGGGCCAGATCATTGGAGACGGTGATGCTGACACAATTAATTTCTGTCTTAACGGCTACAATCCGATAGTAAACGGAACGGTAGATAGAGTTAATAATTTTTCCGCTCTTTGTATTCCAAACTCAGGAAGCGGCGTCATTAATGAAGGCGTTCTATACTACGGTGACGGCCCATTCGGTCTTTCTGCAACCGACATGTGGGGACTTCGAATTGAAGATTCAACCGCTGCCGGTCTTGAAAACTATTTAACACGTCTTTTAGTTGGTACAGCCTCTGCAAGGAAAGTCACAAATGCATCTTGTGGAATTGAGTTAAACTCAACTACTCAAGCCGTAAAAACTGCGACCATGACAACGGCTCAAAAAACAGCTTTGACTGCAGTTGATGGGATGTGGGTTTATGATAGTGATTTAGACCAACATCAATTCCGCGAAAACGGTGCTTGGGTTGGGCTTAGCGGAGTAAACTCAATTGCTCCTAGTACAATCTCTTCAATTAATAGCAACACCTCTGCAGTAAATAAAACCATTTACTTAGTTGATACGAGCGGTGGTGCGGTAACTGTAACTTTACCAGCTCCAACAAATGGAGCGATTGTTGTTGTTAAAGATACTGGAAGCGCTCAAACAAACAATATCAGCGTTGCTCCAAATGGAGCTGAAGATATTGACGGCGTGAATGCAAGTTATGTGATTGATGCAAATTTTGAGTCCGACACATTTGTCAGTAATGGGACTGACTGGTTCGTACTCTAAGCCACATGGGGAGAAATCCCCACATGTTTCAAGGAGGAACACATGGCATATACGGGAAAGAATCCGAAATTCGATACGGTTATTTATGATGATCTTGGGGTGTCAACTCCAGCGAATCCAGCGGCTGGAAGTTACAAGCTTCTAAATCGCGGTGGCTCGTTTTTAGTAAGAAACTCTTCCGGTACTGAAGTGCCGATAGCATCCGCTGCAGCTCAGTCAGTCAACATCAGAGCTAGCGAAGGCGCTGGAACGACAACGCTTACAAATGCGGACATAAAATATCAGAGATTTAATTTATCTGCTGCTAGGACCGTTGTGCTTCCAACAACAAGCGTATTAGCTGGTGATGTTTGGCAGATGATTAATCCAAATCAATTTCGCCTTACGATAGAAGCATCCGACAACTCAGATATTATCTGGAGCTGGGGAGATAAAGTCACTTTAGTTGCTTTAATAAATACTCCCGTTACAAACACTGACTGGGCGGTAATTGACAAAACAATTATTGTTGGAAGACTTCCGACAAGTGTTACTCCTACAATTTCTGCAAGTTTTGGAACGACTTCAAGCGAACAGTTTTGGTGGAAGCGTATCGATAACATGATGAATTTTTACGGCTCATTTATTATCGGAACAACCACCGCGGCTCTAGCTTCTGTTTCCGTTCCCTTAGGACTTCAAATAGACCCTGGTTATTTGCCTTCCGAAGGAAAAAACCATTTAGGAGATGCGTTTTGTATTATTTCCGGTACGTCAGTTGCATATCCGGTTAACTCAAAAGTTGTCTCAATATTTGAGCCGTCGGCAACCGACACAGATATATATTTTGCAACAACTGTTAACCCTGGTAACCCGATGTATGATGCACAAAACGCAAGTTCGATGACGGCTACTCCTGGAGACATGTTTGGTTTTAATGTGATGATTCCAATTTTGCAGTGGAGAGAGTTATGAGAATTTTTAACGATGTTGTTTTTTCGGCAGGAAGTTTAGGAGCTGATCTCGCGTCGGCTCCCATTAAGCTAGACAGTATGTACCTTGCAGCGATCGCAGCAACATGGACGGGAGGTACTGCAGCCGGTACTTTAAAAATTCAATTTTCAGAGGATGACCCAACATTTGGAGACGGTGACGACGTAACTAATTGGTACGACGCCATTACGAGTGGCTGCGTAGTTCCTGCAGCTGCTGTGACTGTTTCCGGAGCTGGATCTCAGCTTTGGGAGATTGGTCTAAACGGTGGAGTACCGCATAAGTGGATGCGTCTAGTTTTTACAAGGACGTCTGGGACTGGATCAATTGACGCCAAATTAAATGCGAAAGGCGTATAGAAGGTGAGTTACCGAAAGATTGTGGAATATGTATTTTTTGCAATTCTTTCGGGAATTGGAACTATGGGTGTTTCTTACGTTCAAAAAATATCGGAAAGCATGATTTTGCTTACTAGCAGCGTTACAGAGCTAAATTTAAAGATTGAGCTTTTAACTCAAAGAATGGTGGCTGCTAACCAAAACCTGCAAGATCATGAAGACCGCATTAGGCGTATTGAAAATAGTGTCAGAAAGTAAGACAATGTTAGTAAGGCATTCACCGCACAAAACGGAAGATCATGGACGAACTTCAAAGCACAAAGGGCTAACCTTTATAGCGGTGGATGCCTCTTGTTAGAAAAAATGTTTCACGGATTTACAAAGGAGAAAGTTATGGCACAGGGAATGAAAGAGTTTTTAGAAGTGGTCCACGCTCTTGACACAGCGGTTAGCACCTACGTCAAGGTCATGGAAGATGGAAAGATTGATTTTGCTGACGTTCAGCATTTGCCTCAGCTTTTAGTTGCGGCGCGTGAAGCGATCAACAATTTTAATCAGGTAATTGTCGAAGTTAAAGACGCCTCTCCAGAAGAGATGGCCGCTGCTTTAGTTGCGGTTGTTGCTTTGGCGAAAAAAGTATTTTCTCTTATTAAGCACGATTAAAACAAAAACCCCGAGATTTTTAAAGTCCCGGGGTTTCTATATCGTACCTGGTTTGGTTAAACGACTATTTAAAAATTACCTCATCTTTTATGCACTGTCCAAGCTTTTGATAAAGCTCTTTGCAAGTATCTGCAGGCTCAGGAGACTGATCAGGAATTTCTGCAGCGTCTCGGCACCCGGTAGCGTCTGGATGTACACCGCATATTTTCACACTGTTTTGATCCGACCATGTTTTAATAAACTCAACAGAGGCTGGAGTTGATGTAGACGTAATCCAGCTTTCTTCTCTGATATCGCCTTTTGAGTTTGTAGATATGACAACGCGTTTTGTTTTTGCTGGGTCTAGGTAGTAGTAAGCCGATCCTCCGGAATCTCCGTAACATAATGCAGCTCTACCTTTGGTGTAGATGTCATAATTGTTGCCTGAGGGAAGGCCAAAAACTTTTGCTTCACCGATGCGGTAAACGCCGTCATTTCCTCCACCTCCACCTGGTCTAATGCATCCATAGCCTGTTAAAAGAACGGTATCCCCAACTTTAACAAGAGCGTTGTCTTGGTTGATATTTTCGTATTTAATTCCTTCGACTTTTTTTGAAATTTTGCAGAGCGCAATATCGTGATCAATTCCTTGTCGGTACTTTGGAGACCTTGAGCATGTGGAAGTGTATGAATTTGCTCCCACAGAAAACGACGCGCTACCGCCATGACTAACGCAGTGAGAAGCGATCATCAAAACTTGCTCGCCGATAACCGTTGCTGAACACGCTGAGTTGCCCATGCGCGCATAAACGCTGGCAGGCCAATCAGCGGGATTAGCTGGGGTGCCTCCGATTAAGGTAGGTTTATCTTCTGATACTTGTGGTGTGTTGCGTTGCTGGGCCTTAGTTTCGGTGCACGACTCAAAGGCAAAAAGAAATAGTGAAAGCACTATAAACCGCATAATTCCTCCATGAATGGGTTTCTTGAAAGAAGTGTACTTTATGAGTTTATTTTGAACAATGCCTGTTATTTGGTATCAGTCCCTTATCTTTAAAAGATCGAACTATTTGAGAAATACGGCTAATAGACACACCCCATTTTTCCGAAATGTGTTTATATTTTTCTCCGTGTTTTATCTCTTCTAGGATATTAAGATCCCAATTAGGATTAGTTTTGTATCGTCTTCTATGATGATAAGTGATTCTGCCGTTTCGTTTTGCGTCTATAGAATTTTCTTTAGGAGTTCCCCAGCGCAAGTTTTCAATTGCGTTATTTAATGGATTGTCGTCAAAATGCAAAACCCACGGCTTATTTTCTGGATTCGGTATAAACGTCTCGGCAATAAGTCTATGTAAATCTAACTGTTTACTACCAAAATTAATTTTTAGATATTTGTGATGCCGTCCACGAAAAGAACTCTTAATTTCTTTAAAAACTCTACCGCATTTGGAAACATAAAAGCCTCGATTATTTAATTTTAATTCCACCTTTTCAATCAATGTAACCTCCTAATATTATGTGCAAAATAACTACTATTAAACTTTTACTAAAGCAACATAGATTTTATACCGTAAGTATTTATGTAGGTTGAATTATTCAACCTTACATAACAAAGGGGTACCTAATGAAAACCACAGAAAACAAGACAATTATCGGATTAGTAGAGCGCCTTGCAGGAATCATTGAAATGCGCAGAACGTTGGAAGCCGATGAAAAAGAAGTTAAATCCGCGATTAAAGATATTTTAGCTGGATTTGAGGTAAACGTATTAGGTGCTGGTGACTTTGTTGTAATTTTGTCAGACCGCACCCGTACAGATGTGGATAAGAAAAAATTGAAGGTTGAGCTGGGTGAAAGATACGCAGAGTTTGAGACAAAAACCGACTATCAAATTCTTGAAGTTAAGAAGGCATAATTAAAGCAGGTAGACGAAACTAACCTGCTCAACTTTAAGTAAGTCATGACCAGTTTGAGAAATCAAGCTGGTTTTTTGTTTTTCACGGAATGTGTGCGAAAATAAAGCCAGTGAAGTACCTTTGGTTGCGAAAGGAATTTCAAGCTGGCTAATGAACATTATCTCATAATTTCTGATACGCAAATACCTTTCGAACATCCAAAGGCTTTGGAGTTTTGTCTCAAAGTTCAAAAAGAATTCAAAATACAAAAAACGAACATTATTCACGTCGGAGATGAAATTGATGGGTACTGGGCCTCTAGATTTCCTAAAGATCCTGATGCTATCATAACAGCACGCGGTGAGTTAAAGTTGGCTAGGGAGAGGATGAGGGCTTGGTACAAAGCATTTCCTTTCTGCAGGGTAGCTATCTCAAATCACGGCCTCAGGTGGGCATCTAAAGCCTACGAAAGCTTCATCCCTTCCGAAATTATCCGACCTTACAAAGAAATCATCGAAGCGCCAATCGGTTGGGTTTGGTACGATGAAATTTTAGTCAAATGCAGGTATCCTTTTAGGGTAATCCACGGGCTAGGGTATTCTGGCATGAACGGACACCGAAACGCTGCGATTGATTCAGGTATGAATACAATAATCGGCCATTTGCATTCACATGCCGGTATAGCTTATGTCAACAACGGCAAGGGCCAAATTTGGGGTATGAACGCAGGATGTTTGATTGACCAGGGTGCAATGGCATTTCACTACGCAAAACGCGCTAGGTTTCAATCCACGCTTTCTGTAGGGGTTGTCCTAGACGATGGTAGACAGCCTTTAGTGGTGCCAATGTGATTGCGATTACAAAAAAGCCAAGATCGGTTGTTGTTTGTGGACAGCATGTCAAAGTTCGGTACCGAAAAAACTTAAAGGATTTCGGTCAATTTTTTGGTGAAGACAACGAAATTCTAATCGCAAATGATGATAAATGGAGAGAGCATTTGCTGCATGAGCTGCTTCACGCGATACTTTTTTATTCCGGTCACGCTTTTAAATTTAAAGATGAAAATGACGAGGAGGCCTTTGTTCGTGCTATGGAAAACGGCCTTAAAACTTTAAATTTTTCTTTTTGACGCCGTCCGCGTTGCTGAGTGATTTGCTGTCTTCGTCGCGCTCTCTAAAGTACGTTCTAATATCGTCTCGAAGTCGAGGCTTTCGGCTTGTAAGCTGGTAGAGGCCTTGTGCGTCACGTTTAATGTCTCTGTCGGGATCGTATTGATTTTCAACCAAGATTTCCCATCGAGACTTATAGCCGCGGAGTTGTTTCGGACCATGAAAGTCATGAATTAAATTTCCTTCCATACAGCCAACGTCCATGCCTAAGAGGAGGCACTCACGTTGATAATCTTCGAGATCGCGTTTGTAGGCTTCGCTAATGTTTTCATTGTAGCTTTGCTCGACTCTTCCGATGAGTGAATAAGCCATATTCCTGTCGCCGGAACCGAGGATGCTTCTATCGTAAAGTCCCCCCATCGTATTCCACGCTTTACGAGTGCAAGCCCAGGCGTATCCAGGGTGTCCATGCTGCATGTAGTGCTCTTGGTCATCGTTAAGATCTCCCGGGTGCGGTGCGCCGTTCTTTAAATACTTCGACATGAAGGATTCATGGATGTTGATGGCTTGTCCAGTAGGACCAAGGTCCGTAGCAGTTTCAAACATCTGGATCACTTCGTAAATTTGAAGCTGGTGGATCATCTCCGAAAACCAGTCGGGACGCGTAAAATGAATGTCAGCATCCAGCCACGCAACGTATTTCCAATCTGGACATTGTGCAGCCATTTTCGCAGCAATAAGATTTAGCGCGTTTTCCTTATGCCAAAGCTCTTCGATGCTTCGAAGTTGAAGGTGTTTTGGATTGTCCGCTTGAGTCACAACAAAAGGGCGGTTTCCCGTTTGAATTTCGCAGACCCATAGGTTAGAAGTCGATGCGTGGACATGTTTTTCAAAAGGAAAAAACAGCTCATAACGCGATTCAAAACGCACAGGATTACTAACCATAGTAATCACATGCGCTTTGTCTAGATCAAATGGTTTGGAGGCTAGAGTCATACTTGTTTGTTTAGTTTAGCTTTCAAAGATTTAGGATCGATTTTTTGCTTGACATAAAGTCCAATTTCTTGTTTTAGCTCTTCGATGCAACCAGGCGCCCATATTTGGTTAGAGGTATCTTCGAAAGTGAAAACAACGCATTTCACATTGTAATTATCGGTTTGTTCTTTAATGGTGCAAACCTTAGAAAGGTTGACTAGTGCGGTTTTACCGTTTTGTAAAATAACTTGAATAAACATGAATTTCTCCTAATCTGGATTGATTCACAATTATTGCCTGTTTTTTTTACGTTGTCTATCAGGGTCAGCGTAAAGAAGTAGTAAAATCCCGGCTAGTGCAAAAGCATGCAAAAAGCCGACATAGGCCAAAGCGACCATCCACCAAAATATATCCCAGAAGTTCATGAGAAAATTGTATCACAATTTAAGATTTTATGAGCGTTGGCTCAGGGAGCTTGACTCGAACAAACATCCTACGGACCAGCCGTATGTTCTACCTTTGAACTATCCCTGAACTGATTTCTTCAAGAGTTTATCTTTATACCATTCCGGAAGTCCGCGGACCGTGATTCTTTGGATTTTGGGCCATGCATACTTCCAAAGCTGTTCTTTGATTTCTTGTTCGGAATCCTTTAAAATGTCGCTAGCAACTTCCTTTAAAAGAAATCCGATATCTCTTGCTGAGCCTTCGAGCTTGCCATCGTCACGCAAATGCTGAATGGCCTTGTCCCAACGTGCCTCAGTTTTTAAAGAAGTCCCGATCAAGTGAATAATATCATCCTGTCCAGGATTCATTTTTTTCCATTCAACGCCGTGTTTCTCTTTAAAGTCCTCTGATACAAATTTTCCAATAAGGGCTTTTTTATCTCGACCGAATTTCGCGTAATTCTTTACAACAAAACCTTCAATCTTGACGGCGCCTAAAACCGACTCTCTTTGTAAAAGAGCCTTAAAGGCGTCGTATTCCAATTTTTCTCCGGCGTGTAATAATGGAACGCACTCAAGACCAAGCCTAGTTGCTTCATTAAATTTTTCTGTATATTCCAAATATGTTTCTTCTGACGGATTGATGTCAAAAATCATTAAATAATCTTTTGGAGTTCTTTTGTAGCAAAGTGTGTTGTGCTTTGGTTTCGATAAAAACTCAGCGCGGTACGTCCAGCCGTCGCGAAGTAGATCTTTTAATTTTTGCACCGTTTCAATTGCCGGAAGAAACATTTTCTCTGGATTTTCGAGAAAAATTTCTTTGCCTTTCGACCTAACCTTTATTTGTCCATCAAAGACGCCAAAACTAAATTGGCTCCCATCGATTTTTTCTTCGATGATTATTGGGTCTGAAAATAGTTCCGATAAATTCGGGTGACCTAAATTGAATGTTGAGGGATAGCCGTGCCATGAAGTTATCATACTTGTCCCCAGCCTTTGCCTTTTGGCTCCATTTTCTCGGCCTCAGCTTTACCTTGACGGATTCTCTTCATTACTTGATTCACATAGGGAATGCAATGATCCATCTCTCTTGAAGTGATGTAATGATACTCGTGCAAAGCAACGCGAACTTTGTAAGTTTTCTCTTTATAGTTTCCACACAAATAACGGCGATGTCCGTCCTCGATTAGAAACCAGTGTACTTCTGATGGTTCGATTTTCATATCATCCTCCACTGGCGATCCGTTTGCATCCCAACTCACTTTTTAACCTTTTTGTTTTGATTTTTTTTATATTCCTTAAATATTTCGTCTAAAAAATCTGAGAGGTTTGATCCTCCAACAAATCCAAAACGATTATCACCAACCTCTACAACTCCGCCTTTTAAAATATCAATCAACACTCTCAGTATTTCTTTCACTTGAGCTATATCCGTCTGTTTCTTTTTCCCTTCCCTCTTGCAGATCTCTTTCGCCAGTTGGTTCAGATTCATCTTTCTTCTCCTTATTAAAAATGCGTTCGTAATTTTCACGGTATTTATCAGACTTCGGCCTCATGAATTGTCGGTTGTCGAGAAAGTAACTCATGGCTCCTCCAATGCTTTTACAGCTTCATAAAGTTCCCAATGCATGCTGCATGTGTCATCATGATCTTGATCTTTTATTTCTTTTTTCGCCGCTTTAACCACAGCATCTATTTTATTTTTATCCCTCAAAAACTTTACAGCACTGCCCCAACATTTATCGCAGATATCCACATGAGTTTCACCATCTTGACCAGCATTAGCGCAGAAATGAAATGCTGAGTGATTGCTTCGCGTCCCATCGGGACTTCCTCCACCAGGATATTCCCCATCGTAGCCACCACACAAATCACAGAGAAATCTAACAGGGCCCATAGCTAACTTAATCCCCCAAGCATCAGGTATTTTGTCGCTCATTTCTTTTTCACCTTCACGATTTTGTATTCTTGCTTGTATTTCCCAATTGGTTTGAGCTCGGCTTCAAATATTTCCACGCCGTAACCTGTACAGCAGTCGTTAACAGCGTCCTCTATTGAATCGTAAATAGAGTAGCGTTGGTTAGTGTCTGGGCCGCCGTCAACCAAATAAATTTTCTTCATTTTAACTTCTCCTGCTCAAAACACTTCTGTGAATTGTTCGTTAAACATTTTAAAAGGCGGTCTCTGCATTCTTGGACTTGAGCAACCGCATAATCTCTGTTGATAGCTGCTTGGACTTGAGTAACCGCATAATTTCTGCTGGTAGCTGTTTGGTTAGGAACCCCACACCAAAGCGCAATTGCCGTTATCATTTCAAACATTTTCTCTCCCCTCAAATACGTCTTTAATCCATTCAGCAAGTTTTAACGCCTGTTCAGGTGAAAGGTGGGTGTTGCGAGTAACGTCAATACACAGTCCACCATTCCAATTGACAAAAAACATTCTTCGAGTGCCGTCCTCAAAACAAAGCTCTGGCGGCTGGATCGCCTGTAGTTTTGCGTATTCAGATGCCTTTGAACATCTAATTACTTGCGGTTCTTTTTTCTTTTTCCAGAACATCACGATTCTTCCCCCAAGGCTTTGAGTGCAATACAAATTGGACACTCGGGCTCATAGTAACGATGATCATCTTGAATTGCCCCCGCAACAGCCTCTAGCTTCTCAAGTCTCTCAATGATGGCGTCGATATTGTTTGCGCAGTAGGCGATAAAGTTGGCATCTTCTTCAGTATAGAGATCAAGTGAATAGTACTCTTCATATATTCTCTCCAAGCCGTTAATTGAGAGTGGTTTACCCTCTTGAAAGTGTCGGGTCACATCTACTTCTGGATGTAGCCATAGTTTAGCTTTTTTAATTTGTCTTTTTGTTGCAACACGTTTTAGTTCCTGTAGGTCAAATTTCATTCGCGCTCACCATAAAATTCTTTAATTAACCCATCAATCTTGTCGATTAGTTCTAAGCTAGGAAGGTTTTTCTTTCTCAGTTCCATTTCAGAGTTTTTCAATATTTGTAAATTATTCAATGCTAATGAACATAGTTCTGGGTTCGTATGGTCTCCGATTCCAGTCAAAAGCAAAATTATTTCGTCCAGTTCTTTCACCCCACCCCTCCCTCAGCTTGTAGGTTCATTTAATAGCTCCACACCTTTGACATTTTCTCGAAACCATCCCATATGGAAACCAATCATGCTGACACTCCTCGCCGCTGAGGATGAATTTTTTTAGATGCAAAAGATCACGAATAGCTGGCGAATCACTTGGATTCTCGCCAAGAATTTCGTACGAATAGTTTTCTCGTTTAATTAGTTTATCAATCTCCGCAAGTATCTCAGGAACGGTTTTCATCTGTAATATTCTCCACATTTAACGCATTTGTATTGCGCAGGATGACTGGTATAAGTAAGACCGTCGGATTTATGCTGACACTCCTCGCCGTTTGTAGTTAAAACAGTTAAATGGTCACCAAGAATAAAAGACTTTATTTGATCCAAATCCACTACTCTCTGGTTAAACTCAAGCATAAGTTTAATATCGTTATACTTACGCGCTTCATTTTCATAGGCTAAAAATATTTTAATTCGCCTATCAATCTCCGCAATTATTTCAGGGACGGTTTTCATTCATTTCCCTTTATCAAACCAGGCACAACTAATTTTGGAACGACGATATTATTCATGTTGTAAATTATTTTGAATTTAGTGAGTGCGGTTATAACCCTTTCAGCAATTGCAGGTGGTGGCGATTTCTTCTCAGCCGCGAGCCTGTTAAAAAGATTCGTCATGCAGTTTGCAATTGCTTGCATTTCGTCCTCTGTAAGCAAAACGTTATATTCTTTACTGTCGTCAGTTTTTGGGAGATCCATTTATCTAAACGCCCTCCTTATAGGCCAAATCCAAAATTTCTTTTGCGCTTCGTACACGCAGTGATGATCTAATTTAATGTTTGGGTTGCTGTGAATAAATTTCAAAATTCTTTGGTAACGATACCTAAGATAAAATTCGAAAAATACAAAGCCCACAAAAAAAGCTGTAAAAAACAGCCCGATGCATTTGACTAACATCATGGCTTTTTCACCCATTTTTTCAGAAGGTCTTTAACCACATGAGTTAGTGAAAGATCTTCTTTGAGGCATTTTTTTACAATCTCCGTGTGTAGGGAAGATGGTAATAAAATTCCGATCTGCCGTGGTAAACTTGACTTACTGGAGATGACAAAAGGTCGGCTCATATTTTTTAAGTCCTTTGTGAAGATTTAGTTTTTAGTTGTACCAAAATGAAATTAAAAAGGTCAATAATGTATTTTACTGATGATGAGTTAAGGTGTCCCTGCTGCGGCATTGTAAAAATGGACTCTTCTTTTTTAGATTTATTAATAAAAATGCGTAAAAAGTGGGGTAAGCCCATGTATGTAACCTCCGCTTTTCGGTGTAAAAAGCACAACGCAAAACTCGGCAGTAAGCCCACAAGCCAACATGTATTAGGCAAGGCCGTTGATATTCGAGTTTCAGACGCCGACCGCTTTGACTTCATAAAGCTTGCTTTTAAGTCTGGGTTTACTGGTATCGGGGTTGACAGCCGCTTTATTCACTTAGACAGCAGAGAAAAGGCGGCTTATTTTTGGATTTACTAAGGGTTATCCTCGATATCTTCAAGCCACTCCATTGTGCAGGCTGGGGAGCAGAAGACGTTATCGTCTGGGCTTGGAAGCTTGGACGAAAAAATAATGGTTAAATTAATGCGTGTTTCATTAATTTCTCCGTCACAGTTTTTGCACAAAATCATTTTTTACCTCCGAGGTTATTAATTTTATCAAGCAGCTCTTGTCCCATTGTGGCCATCGGTCCTTCCATTGCGGGCTCAGGCTTAGGCCTGCTGTCTTCAAGGAATTCAGCAATTGCGGAATCTAGTTGCTGTATCTGAAGTCCAGCGCATATCGCACTGACTGCGCGTAAAGATTTGTTGTCAGAGATTCCGTGCTTTGCAGCGATCTTTTTGAATTCATCTTTATGATCAAAGTTGTTTTCATTGTATTCGTCTGTTGGTTGAAACTTAGGGCCAACTGGCAGCGCAATTTTCTCTTGGTTTGCGCGGTAGATCTCCTCTTGCATCTCCTCTTCGATGTATACGCCGGCAAGTTCTTCGGGGAAGGCTTTACGGAGCGCTCCAACTTCAGCGCACTTCTCAAGCATGCGCTTAGGCATAATTCCCCATTGGCCTACTTTCTTGTTGTATTCTACGAAGTCACAGGTATGAGTGAACGTCGCAATAGCTCCGCCTTTCATTAGGCGCTTCATGACAGCTGTTGCCGAAATCAAATTGCCGTCTTTATCAAATTCAAATCTTGTTGGTTCATTACCAGCAAATTCACCCGTGCGGTGAGCGGTTCTAAAAGCTGAATAGACAGCTTCGACAATCGCCATCTTCCCGCCAAATTTGATGAAATAAATTTCTTTCTTCAGCGGATCAAGACCACGCTTGTTACACTGATAAAAGAACAGCGCCATTTCATCTGGCGTTGCGTTTGGACACATTGTGTCTTTCACAAGCTGAACCTGTGCGTCAGTCATTCCAGTGAGCGTCAATTCCATTTTCTTTGTTTGCGTTGTCAGTGCGGTCATAATTTTTTCTCCTTACATGTTTGATGATCTTTTTTAAATTCTTTAATTGCGGCCAATACGATGTTGATTGGACAAGGCAAATTCATTAGGTAGCTATATCCGCATCGAGTGCACTCAAATTTTCCGTTCTCCGTATTCCATCTTAGCCAGTCGTAGCGTTTTTTTGCTGTTTTATATTTTGAATTGGACATATTCGCTCTTCTGTTCTTCGATCAACTCTTTTGCTTTTTCGTCTCCGGTTTTAAAGGCGCCACGCAGCTTATCCATATCCCATTTGTAGTCAATAGAGACTGTTTGTTGACAGAAATCTGGATATTTTTTTAGTAGTTCAGCTGACGGCTGTTCTTTTGCTTTTAAAAGAGTTCGCGAAACAAACTTTAGATTATATTTATTCCCCTGAAACTGCGTGACGTTGTGAAATTTGCAGGCCGCTATTAGATGCGCTTTAATTCTTCTGACCTCGTTTTCAAATATTTCCGAGCGTCGTTTGCAGTCGTCAGCCATTTTTTTGTAGCGTTCTGCTTCACCTTCGTAACGCGAGATAACCTCGCCGTAAGCATCAATCTTCACCTGAGTATTTTGAAGAATTGACGCATGCTCTTCTAAATCAAGGTCAAGCTCATCCGCGGCTTCAAGCCTTGAAAGCAGTTCAAACAGGGTAGACATTTGATTCTCCTAATTTAATTTCAAATTAAAAACAAAACTATGCTTTTGTACTTGATTAGTCAATTTAATTTGGTTAATAAGATGAGCGGGGGGCGAGCCATGGAGAGAATCACCAATAGCTTAGTGCTAGGACTAACGGGACTTGATCCGGAGACTTTCAGAAAATACCGCAAGCTGAAAACAGACCCAAAACTTCACGAGCTCCAGTCATCGCGCAAAGGTCACATCGAGTACGACACCGAAGAGCTAATTAACTGGATGTCTGTACATTTTCCAATCAAAGGCATGCTGCTTAAAAACCATCTCAAATCTAGAGGAATTAGTTGATTTAAATCCCATTTTGCGGTTTGATTTGGCTAGCTGGTCAGAGCAAACTACAAATGAAAACAGCTCCTAAGAGGAGTTGATAGATAACCCGCTTGTCGTTTGTAGAGCTTTGACCAGTTCTAAAAATCAAGCGGGTTTTCTATTTGGGGGTATTGTGGCGCGGCATACTGTTGGCTGGACGAAGGTTTATAGAAGTTTGGACAATCACTGGGCTGGAGAAGATGCGATCAGCTATGCGCTTTTCATCAGACTAATCTCCTGGGCTAATTTTAACGACTCCAAAAGAATCCTAGATGGAAAGCTCGCAACCATAAAAAGAGGTCAATTATTAACCAGTGTCAGGGAGCTTGCGGATAGTTTTAAGTGCGACAGAAGCACCATTGAAAGAAGGCTTCAGGCATTTGAACAAGACAAAATGATCGAACGCGAAGTGAGACGCAAAGGAACTATAATAACTATCTGTAATTACGAGAAATTTCAAGGCCAAGATTTAAACAGTGAGACGCTGAACCACATGAGAACCACATTAGAACCTACAGCAGAACCTACACCTATTAAGAATATAAAGAAGAATTCAATAATTAAAGAAGGGGGGGGAGAAAATCCCCACCCTTTTAAAATTTGGTTTGACGAACTTTACATGCAAAGAGTCCAAAGGCCTTTTTTTTGGACACCTAACGTTGAACATCAATTTTTAGAGTTTTGCTCAACTATTTCTGAAGATGATTTAAAAATAATCATGCGCAATTTTTTTAACTCTAGAAATCCTTTCTACATTGAGCGAGTATTTGAACCAGGCCTCATGATCTCAGATGCAAACAAACTCCGAGGAATCGGTATTGAAGGACAAACCTTTAGAAAAAAGCGAACTTTCAACTAGCTTGCTGTCGGCCTATCTTGTTCAACTGCTTAAAACATATTCAATTCTGCATTGGCGCATGCCAATCGATGGCATTAGATCTGGCTCATCTGGGGTTAGACGCAAGAATCCCCTAGCCGGCTTCCCAGATTACGCTGGAGTAACGCAAAAGGGCCGTTTCTGGGCTGCGGAGATTAAAGGACCTGGCGATAGGCTATCTGAAAAACAAAACGCTTGGATTCAAGATTTGAGGGGTTGTAGCGCGTTTGTCGAAGTGTTGAGCACTTATGATGAGGTGGTTGATTTTGTAGGCCGACTGATTCATAATTAAACCAGCTTTTATTCCATGGAAGGAATTATCTATGTGGCTTTTAATTTTGCAGTTTATTTTAAACTTTCCTAGCCTCATCAAAGCAATCATCGAAATCTGGAAACTGATCAAAGAAATCATGGACCCGAAAGAAAAAGAAGCCTACAAGGCACGCTTTAAGCTTTTACTTATGCGCTGCAATAACAAGAAAACTGTTGCCAGCTCAGACAGCAATGAAATCAATGATTTGCTAGCAGAGCTTAAACAGCGTAAGGCTGCAAGTCCTTAATATAACAACATAAATACGGTTTATTCAGGTATTTATCAACACCTCCGATGGTATTAACATCAGGAGGTTTTGTTTTATGAAAATCTTTAGCTTAGTTTTAGTGTTAAGCCTACTTAGCTCGTGCGGTTCCGATACGTCTCAGTCTAGCGCTGACGAGCGCAGTACCAGCGAAAAAGATCAAGAAACTGGCGTTTCAACCAGCTACTACGTAGCCTCTGAGAAAGACCTTGTTGCTTGTGACTCAAGCCGTAGAGGTTACCTGGCTTACGTCAAGGATACTGCCGAATTTAAAGCTTGCCTTGAAGCTGGCTGGACAACAGTCGATGTCAAAGGTAAAGACGGCAAATCTGGTTCTAATGGAGCCGCTGGCACTATGGTTTCAGGCAACCAATGGTATGACCCAATCACAACCAAAATGTGGGTCATGACTAACATCAACACCGCGCTTACAGGCTTTACAGATGCACAGTCAACTTGCTCCGGATCATACAGAATACCTACTCAGGCTGAAGCACAAGCGGCTCTCGGTCATGGAATGGGCACTCAATCAGCTCTTCTATCCAGCCCTCCGACGTTTGTTGTGGTTTCTGGTTATTCGTCACACGGTAAAGTAGTTCGCTTGTCCGACGCTGTATTCATGACTTCAGGTACAGGAACAGGCGCTCAGTTTTGCATTTCGCAGTAAAAGGTGACGGTTAATTTTCAAAATAAAAAAATAAGCGTCCCTTGACACTGTCGGGGACGTTTGTTTATTCTGTACTCAAGTTAAGCACATGGCTTTTGCTTAAATAAACCCAAGGTAGGGACAGCACGTTTGAATACCCAAGAATACACTTCTTTTAACAATTCCCTTTACAATTCAGGATTTTTATGGCTGGAGGCAGACCAACGCTCTACAAGAAAGAGTATTGCCAAATGCTTATAGACCATATGGCGCAGGGATACTCTTACGCAACCTTTGCAGCGACGATTAACACACATCGAGACACTCTTCATGAATGGGAGCAAAAACACCCAGAGTTTTCCGACGCTAAAAAAATAGCGTTCACAAAATGCCAGCAATGGTGGGAGACCCAGGCCATGAAAGGCATGTGGACCGAGAATGGAGAAAACGCAACCAATCTCAATACCACGCTGTGGATTTTTAATATGAAGTGCAGGTTTCCAAAAGACTTCAGAGACGTTCAGCATCATGCGTTCGAACCGAAGAACTTGGACAGCCTAACCAAAAAAGAATTAATCGAAGAAACCAAAAGGACTATTGAGTTTCTTGAAGCTGAAATTGTAGAGGAGAGCAAGGATGCTCAGAAAGCACTTCCGCCCGCTAAAAAATGAAGATGTGCCGTTTGTAGTTAATGCATGGATTAAAAACTACGCGGTTGCAAATCGTAATATCAAAATCAAAGGCGGCGTTGATAATCATCGAGCTCTGATTCTAGCTTGCCTCAATAAATACAATACACTCATTTGCTGCAATGAAGATGATCAAGATCAGATCTTCGGATTCATTAACTGCTTTCAGTACGATGATGTTTTCGTAACAAACTACATTTACACAAAAGAAATATTCAAACGTCTCGGCGTTGCAACCGCACTGTATAAAGAACTGAAAGTCAATGACGAGTTGCTTCGCTTAGCTACTCACAACACAAATTCATTTCAGATGTTTTGCGAAAAGAAAGATTTAAGACATTGGTACAATCCACATTTAATTTTTAAGGAGCTTTTATGAAAGTTGAGTTTATCAAGTTTGGCAATGCAATCTCAGTCAACGGCACTAATATGAATTCTGCAAATTCAAAAGATTTTCATATTCAGCAAGAAAGTGATTTTGTTTTTTCTGTGGCAAGTAAACGTGCGCCCGATGTCGTGACCAAAGTGGCTCTTACAAATGTGTCTGAATGGCGAGAAGAGAAGACCGTTGCAAAAAAGCCAAAAACAAATAGCTGAAGAGCACCTCTTAGCTCTTAAGGAGAAGTTGGCTCAGTATGATAAGCCAAAAGACATCACAGATTTTAACTTCCCTAAGCAAGCGGACTTTGTCAAAGACTCTGCAAGCCTTATTGCGGGCTTTTGTACTAGACGTGCGGGTAAGTCTTACGGAATTGGCCTTAAACTATGTAATGCTGCTCTACAGCACCCTGGTGTTAGCTGCATATACATTGGTCTTACCCGTGATTCTGCTAAGCGAATTATGTTCAAAGATGTTTTTAAGGCGATTAATAAAAAGCACGATCTCAAGATTCGCTTTAATCACTCTGAGCTTAGCGCAACATTTCCTAACGGCTCTATCATCTATTTTGTGGGCATGGATTCAAGCCCTGATGAGATGGAAAAGGCACTTGGACAGAAATTCAAGCTCGCTGTGGTTGATGAAGCGGGATCTTTTAGACAAGATCTCAGGCAAATCGTTTACTCAGTCCTTAAACCGGCGTGCGCAGACCTTCGAGGACAAATAGTCATGATTGGAACTGCAAACAGTTTAACAGCCGGGCTATTTTACGATGTTGTCTGGGCTAAAACCGAAGCTGGTTGGTCGATTCACAACTGGACAGCGTTTGATAATCCTTACATGAAAGATCAGTGGCTAGATGAAATCAATCAACTTACAACTGCTAACCCAAGAATTGCAGAGACGCCTTGGTTTCAACAAAACTATCTCGGCAAGTATGTCGTCGATGAGTCACAGCGTTGTTATAAATACACAAGGGATAGAAATAGAATTCCCGCTGCAGCTCTTCCAGACATGCGCAACCACGTCCTTGGAATCGATCTTGGATTTAATGACGCAACGGCTTTTAGCTTACTCGGATTTACTTCCAGCTCGAAAAAGCTTTATGTCGCTCATACTTCAAAAGAAACGCAGCTTACGCTTACTCAGGTTGCAGAGCGTATCAGGTGGTACATCGCAAAGTATAAACCGTATAAGCTCATTGTCGATAATGCGGCGAAACAAGCGGTTGAGGAGCTTAAACAACGTTTCGGGCTACCCCTTACAGCAGCAGATAAAACAGCAAAAGCAGATTTTATCGAGATTATGAACAACGACTTTACCGCGGGCAATATCCTCGTGGCTGATAACTGCGAAGATCTTTGTGTTGAGTATGAAAACTTAATCTGGGACGATAAGTCCAAGAAAAAGCAAGAACATCCTAATTGTGAAAACCATCTGGCAGACGCAACACTTTACGCTTGGAGATATTGCTATCAATACGTTTGGCAACCTGAAAAACCAAAATTAACCGAGGAGGACCGCATTGCCCAACAACTGGAGCATGAGGCCCAAATCATCGAATTAGAATCTAAAAAGGAGAAATCATGGCTGGAGATGTAAGACAGGGACCAAGACAGTTTCCGCAACCACCGAAACCACAAGCGGCAGCGCAACCACCGCAACAACCAATCTTGTTCGATACTAGTACTGTCGAGCAGCTTGCCGAGATTTGTAAACACTACAACTTGACGCAAATCAACATTGGAAACATCGCGATTATTAATACGCGTCCTGATGCGTTTACCGCACCAGAAGTTAAAAAAGTAACCGATGAAGAAATTCTTCATAATCCATATGCAGGAATGGAGCAGTAAGCCATGGCTAAAAAACCAGTTCCCGTGACGCAGCGTCCGGTCAAATATTACAACCAAGCAAATAACACTAAGTACCGCTATAACTGGTGGGCTACAGGAAAGGACGGGATTAACGATGAAGAAAGATTCGAGCACCTTTGGCAGGTGGTACGCGGCATTGTGGAAAAACAGCAGTGGCGCAGTTACAATAATCTTAGATTTGCCCGCCTTTACCACAATATGGAGCTTATTGGCCTTGATCCGGGAATGTATGCTCGTACTGCTCTTCGTGACAACTATCTTACTAATCGTGTTACCCTCAATGTTATTAAAAGTTGTATTGATACAGCCTCTTCTAAAATTGCGAAGTCTAAGCCGCGGCCTTTTTTTCTAACTGATAACGGCAACTGGTCTCAGCAAATGCGTGCGAAAAAAGCCACTTACTTTATGGACGGCTGGTTTCAGCAAACTAAGACTTACCAAAAAGGTAGGATGGGATTTCAAGACTCCGGAGTTTTTGGAACGGGTGCGCTCCACCTTTTTAAAGAAAACAAGATGGTGCAAAGCGAGCGAGTAATCATAGAAGAAATTATCGTTGATGAAGCTGAGGGGATGTACGGTTGTCCACAAAATATGTACCGCAAAAAGTCTATGCATCGAGATGTTGCAGCATCTCTTTGGCCTGAGCATGCGGCTAAAATCTTTGCAGCAAACTCTGCTATTAAAGAGGATTTTAGAGCGGATTATTATGCAGATATGATCACAGTTGTTGAGGGCTGGCATTTACCATCTGGCTTTGACTCAGATCGCAAGCCTTTAAAAGACGGCCGTCATACAATTGCAATCGATAACTGCACTTTGTTTGATGAAGAATACGACAAAATCTATTTCCCTTTTGCATTTCAACGCTGGACAAAATCCGTCTTAGGGTTTTATGGTACTGGACTCGCAGAAGAACTAGTGGGGATACAACTTGAAATCAATAAAATCCTTCGTAATATTCAGCTCGCTCAGCATCTTATGGCTGTGCCTCAAGTTTGGCTCGAAGCAGCAAACGCAGCGACACCAAACGCAAAGATAAATAACGCAATCGGCGGAATTCGCTACTATACAGGTCAGCCACCAACCTTCATGGTGCCTACAGCCATGAATAGCGAAATCTATCAATATCTCGAATCTCTATACCGAAAGGCCTACGAGATTACAGGCGTGTCAAGTATGTCCGCACAAGCTAAAAAGCCTGCTGGTGTAACAGCTGCTGTTGCTCTTGAAACTCTTTCAGAGCTTGAGACCGAAAGATTTATGATTGTCGCTCAAGAGTACGAAGAGTTTTATCTAAACATCACCGATATTGTGACTGACATGATGGATGATTTGCAGGAAGAGTTTGGAGACGTTGAAATCAATGCGCCGTATAACGATTACATGCGTCGTCTAAGCTGGAAAGACGTGCGGTTAGATAAAGAAGCTTACGTTTTAAAATGCTTTCCAACTAATCTGCTTCCAACTCAGCCATCAGGAAAACTGCAGCGTGTTCAAGAGCTGATGCAAGCGGGCATGTTTGACAAAGAAGATGCGATTAGCCTTCTCGACTATCCAGATCTAAAAGCTGTGACAGCTAGAATCACCGCACCGCGTGACGACGTCTTAAAAATTATTGGCTACATGCTTGAAGAGGGTAAGTACGTCTCCCCTGAGCCGTTTATGAACTTGACTCTTGCAAGAAAGCTGACTCAATCAGAATACAACAAAGCAAAACTTCAAGACGCACCAGATGAGAGACTGGATTTACTTCGTAGGTTTATGGACGACTGCGATACGATGATTGCGATGGTGGAAGCGCAGAAACAGCAAAACCTGATGGAAGCGCAAATGGCTACGCAAGCCGCTGCGATGCCAGCAGAAGGAATGCCCGCAACCGCGCAACCAGAAGCAATGCCAGTAAATGAATTAATGCCTGTGGGAGGTATCTAATGGCAACCGAAGTGACTACTAATGCAACAGGTGGAGCGTCAAGCATGGCGGCTCCTACTCCAGGTGTTCAAGTTCCAGGTACTGAAGCAGCGCCAGCGGCTGAAGCTGCCCAGGTTGAAACGCCACCAGCTCCCAAAGAAGATTTGCAAGCGGTCTTTGATCAAAAGCTTACTATGATCACAAAACGCGAAAGAGAAGTTCAAAGAGCTGTGCAACAGTTTAAGCAGCAACAAGCCGAGATGGCGGAAGCCCTTAAAGAGCTTAATGAATACCGCACTCTTAAGGAAAGAGCCAAAACCGACCCACTTGCATTTGTTAAACATCACGGGATAGAATATAAACAGCTAACTGATCAAGTTCTTAACGACGAACGGCCCACGCCTGAGATGTTGATTGACAATCTCAGGTCGAAAATAGAAGCACTAGAGGCCGAAAGAAGCGCAGAGCGTCAAGCAAAAGATCAGCAGCAGCGCGATCAACTTGTAGAAACATTTCGTAACGGCATCAAAGAATATGTCGAAACAAATGCGGATAAATATGAGTTGATCAAGGCTTTCGGCGCGCATGATCAGATCTTCTCCATGATTCATAATCATTGGAAGGAAACTGGTGGCGCGGATGGTGGTGAATATTTGCCAGTGGAAAAAGTTGCTGAGTACCTTGAGAACCAAATGTTCGAAGAGGCTCAAAAACTGATGACACTGAAAAAGCTTTCACCAAAAGACCAAGCCAAGGTTGAGGCCGCTCTTGAAAGTAAGGATGCGAATCAAGCTGTACCACAAAAACCACAGCCAAGAACGCTAACTAACAATCTTTCAAGCTCAGGCGCACAACCAGCAGCCGCGAGGCCTAAATTGGATGACGATACGTCACTCAGAGAAGCTGCAAAGCTCATACGCTGGACATAAGCACTAGTCCGGATAAGCTCTTCAGACACTTAAGAGACAGTCTTAAAAATAAGCGTCAAAACTTAATTTTTTAATTCTTTTAAAGAAAGGCTTATCCTCATGGGATTAGATTTAACTACATTTGATGCTGCGTTAAAGCAGCACTATACGGCAGACCGTGTCGAAGACATGGTTTATAAGCGTAACCCTTTCCTTGCTTTGATTACAAAGATGGAACAATTCGGCGGTCGAAACTTGCCGATTCCAATCATCTACGGTAACCCGCAAGGTCGTTCTAAGACGTTCACCAACGCGAAAACTCGCGGCGCTGCTACGTCTACCAAAGTTACTGACTTCATTTTGACTCGTGCGCATGACTACTCGATTGCAACCATCGATAACGAAACTCTCGAAGCTTCTAAAGGTGATGCAAACGCGTTCATGACTGCGTTCTCAACTGAAGTTGATGGCGCGATTAACAGCTTAACTCGCTCTATTGCGATTGGCTTGTTCCGCGATTCTTCTGCAGCAGTTGGTCAAGTGCTTGCAACTCCATCGAATGCGTCTCCATGGGTTATTACTCTGAAGCAATCCTCAGACGTAACTAACTTCGAACTTCAGCAAGTTATCAACGTTTGGTCAGCGAAATCTGGTGGAACTCAACGTTCTTCTGATGGATCTGATACATCATGGGTAATTGTTGCGGTTGACCGCGATGCGGGAACAATCACTTTAGACGGAACTTATTCAGGTTCTGGAACTATCGCAGCAAACGATTACATCTTCATCGAAGGTGACCGTGGTCTCGGTATTTCTGGTCTTGCTGACTGGATTCCTGACACCGCTCCAACTTCAACTTTGTTCTTCCAAGTTGACAGGTCTGTAGACGTTACACGTCTTGGCGGTCTTCGTATGGACGGAACAGGTCTTCCAATCGAAGAGGCGCTCATCGAAGCGGATGCAAAAGTAAACCGAGAAGGTTTCTACTTAGATCATTTCTTCATGAACCCTAAAAAATTGGCTGACTTGAAGAAAGCTCTTGGAACTAAAGTTCAATATGTAACTCTGCAAGCAAACGCTCGCGTTTCTTTCACAGGTGTTATGGTTGACGGTGACAAAGGGCCAATCACTTGTCTTGCCGATTTCAACTGTCCTTACGATCATATCTACGGACTCGCAATGGAATACTGGAAACTTTACTCTCTTGGTAAAGCAGTTCGCCCAGTTCCATCTGATGGTCTTGATATGCTTCGACAAGACGCAGCGGACGGTGTTGAGGTTCGTTACGGCTTCTACGGAAACGTAGCAACTAGAGCGCCAGGGTCAAACATTGTGATTACATACTCTTAAACATTTTAACTAACGGGAGATATCACAATGGCAAATAGACTGATGAAACAATTCTCGATGACGCTCGAAGCGGGCGTCGTCAAGCTTTACGGGGAAGTTACAACTACCACGTCTGGCACAGTTGGTTCGCAGTCATGCAAAGGGTTTACAGTAACTAAAACCGGCTCCGAAACGGGCCGGTATACTATTACCCTTGCGGATAAATACATGAAGCTTTTAAACGTTAGTGTTTGTGTCGTCGGTGCTGCCGACGCTGCTTACACGGCGGCTAAAGGTCTTGTGTCATTCATTCGAAATGACTCGATTGCGAGCAACGGAGTTACGTTTAACGTGCAGTTCGCCGATCCTGCAACATCTGCAGACGCTGAACTTGCAGACGCGGCAAAATTCAAGATCGAAATTACTTTGAAGAACTCAACAGCATACTAAGGGGACTTCGTATGATGATGATGCCTGAGAAAAAAAAGATTTCGAGTTTGATTGTGTCTAAGCTTTCAGGCGCTGAAGGTAAAATGGATTTCATTGATAAGCAGGTTCCCGAGGAGAAATCCTCGGAGCCTTCTTACTCTGCCGAAGAGGCAGCGATGAGTTCATTTCTTCGTGCTTTAAAACGCGAAGACGTAAAAGGTATGACCGCTGCTTTTAAAGATCTGATTTATCTCTGCGAAGAAACCGAAGACTCTTCGGAGCTATTTGGGGATTAAACATGAGTGTTGTTACCGTTTCGTCACTAATTACGCAGGCCAAACAAAAGGCAGACATGGAGAATAGAAACTTCGTGAAGCCTGATGAGTGGATTCAGTATATCAATGATGGATACAAGGAGCTTTACGATATCCTCGTATCTAAATTTGAGGACTACTACACGCTTGGCCCTGTTGCTTTTAGTGTCGCTACTGGGCAAACATCTTATACTTTACCAACAGACTTTTATAAGCTACGCGGTGTTGATAGATCAAACGGGGGGAGCAATTTTATTCCGCTTCTCCCGTTTAACTTTAATGACCGAAACCGAAGAACATTCTACCGAAGATGGGGAGGCATTGAGCCGACAGTGCGCTACCGTATCTTTGGAAACAAATTAATTTTTAATCCTCAGGAACAAGCTCCAGGCTCTTATCAACTTTGGTACGTTCCACAAGCTGCAGACATTACGACTGACTCTCAAACCATCGAAGGTGTAAACGGCTGGGAGGAATATATCGTTTTCTCCGCTGCAATTGATGCTTTGGCAAAAGAAGAAAGTGATGTGTCAGTGTACGAAGCGGCGAAACAGCAGATGCTTCAGAGAATCCAAGCATTAGCTGCAAATAGAGACGCTGGTCAATGCGATACTGTGGGAGACGTAACGAGAGCGGGTTACTACGACGACCTTTTATATTGAGGTTTTATGTCTATCCAGCCTTACAAAAAAGTAAGAACTGATACCGATATCGTACGTCAGGTGCAAGACGCAGTTGAAATACCACTAAAAGACATTTCTTCAAGAGCGATCCTAGATGGTCAGATACTTTCCGACATTGCGTTAAGCGTCGGAGTTGATAACATCATTGATCATAAACTCCAAAGAAAACTAGTTGGGTGGATCATTACTAGACAATCTGCAAATGCAAATATTTGGGATCTTCAAGATATAAACAAACGACCTTCACAGTCGCTGATACTTAACACATCAGCCAATGTGATAGTCACTCTTTGGGTGTTTTAACATGTCGAATACTACTACAACTCCTTACATGCTTCTCGTTTTAGGTATTCCCGAGCTTGAGATTGGCCCAGATTGGGCTGAAGAAATTGTCGAAGCGTTTGAGCGCGTGGATTCTCACGATCACACTCAAGATAACGGAGTTCCAATCACTCCAGCCGGAATGCTGATTAACGATGATTTGGAGATGAATAATTTTGCTTTGCTCGAATGCAAATATATTGAGCTTGCAGATCAGGCATCAGCAGCGGGAATCGGGCTGATGTACAGAATTGGAAACAATCTTTGGTACAACAACGGCGCCGGTGTTCCGATTCAAATTACTACGGGATCTCTTGTAAACGCGCCTGGATCAGGAGCGATATCCGCGGATAGCCCGGCCTCATATCCTTACACGGTTGTTTCTGGTGATGCGCAAAAGGTTCTCTTGATTGATACCAGTGCAGCGCGCACCATCAATCTTCCTGCAGCCACTACAACAATGTTTGTTATTCTTAAAGACCAGATAGGGTCTGCTCAGACAAATAACATCTCTGTCGTCCCAAACGGCACAGATGTAATTGACGGTGCAAATACAACTTATCTCATCGATTGGAATTACGGCTCTATCGGCCTTGTTTCTGACGGTGTTTCAGCTTGGTTTGTGGTGTAATGACAGGACTTAATAAACAACTTGTTCCTTTAAATCTGGGTCAAGGAATTGACACGAAAACGGATTCCAAGCTTGTCATCCCTGGAAAGCTTATTCGTCTTCAAAACGGTGTCTTCAAAAAGAAAGGACGAATTGATAAGCGCTTTGGCTATCAGCTTATTTCCGGGCAAACAATTGCTGGAAGCGTTCTCGAAGATGGAACCGCACTGCAGACATTTAACGACGAGCTTTTGCAATACAACAAACAAAAGCTTTACTCGTTTTCTCAGGGCGCTGATAAGTGGATTGACAAAGGCTCGGTTGTATCGGCTTCAGTTCAATCTAAGCAGGTAGTAAAAAACACCGCGTCTCAAACACAAGCCGACTTTGCAACTAATGCAGGGGTTTCTGTTTATGCATACGAAGATTCTAGAGGAGGTATCAGGGCTTCCATTTACGACGAGGCTACAGGCACGCCTCTTGTTGCGGACACGCAGATTGCTGCTTCAGGAGAAAGAGCTAAATGTTTGGCGTTTAGCTTTTATCTTTATGTTTTTTATTACAATGCCGGCTCTCTTTTCGTTAGAAGGATTAACCCGCTCACTCCGACGACGATTGATGCGCCGGTAACTGTTTCGACTACGGTTAACACCACCTCAAAGCTTTATGATGTTGTGGCTTTAGCAGGTGTACGCATGTGTTTCGTGCATGCAGTGCAAGGCGCAAATGAAATTGATATCGGATTTTTAAACGAAGACCCCGCAGTTCTTACAGGAATTTTAGGTGTTAAAACAGAAACCGAGCTAGCCGAAAACTGTCTTACCGCATTTCTAGGACCAAACAAAACATTTGTGGTTGCTTATCACAACAATACAGACGGCGTTAAAGCCTTCATCACAAATGTGGGCGGCAACACGATTGTTGCTCCGGTTGTGGTTGATAGTTATATAGCAACCGTCATCAGAAATATTACTGGGTTTCCCGCTCGCGATCTTTCCGGGTCTATTCTTTTTTACGAAGTATCTCAAACAGATTCCTATAACCACTTTGTTAAGAAAAACACCATTTCAACTAGTGGAACTGTAGGAACGGCGGCTGTATTTTTAAGATCGGTTGGGCTATGGTCAAAAGCGTTTAGTTACTACTTTGCTTCGGAGTCGGTAGATCATGCTTACGTTTGTTTGGTCCATGCTTCTGTGCTTCAGTCTACTTTGTTTATTGCTAGGGATGATGGGCTTATTGTTGCAAAGCTCCAGTATTCTTTATCATCTGGTCTCACCAATAATACTGGGCTTGCTGCTATTAGTAACCTCAATAGCAACACTTTTGCATTTGCTATTCTTAACAAATTTAAATTAGTTTCTGAAAACGACGATGTTTTTTCTCTGCAAGGTGTGTCGCAAGCTCGCATTGATTTCGATGCGGCAGAACAGTTTAACGCGCTTCAGCTTGGAGATAATTTACATATTGTTGGTGGCGTGCTGCAAATGTACGACGGTCAATCAGTTGTCGAGCATGGGTTTCACCTATACCCTGAAAATTTAGATTACGCGCTTTCAGTTGGCGCGGGTGCAATTCCAGATGGTAACTATAATTATGTTGCTGTTTATGAATGGACTGATAATTTTGGACTTATCCACAGGTCAGCGCCTTCAATACCTCTTGAGGTGACTGTAACAGGAGGTCCAAAAGATGTTGACGTTACGGTGCCAACACTTCGACTTACCCAAAAGATGGGAGCTCGAACTAATGTTTCGATTGTTCTTTACCGCACAGAGGCTGGACCAGGTGCGGTTTACTATCGAACTACAAGCGTCACCGCTCCTACTTACAACAACACTGCAGTGGATACGGTTACGATCACCGACGACACAACAGACGCCGATCTTATTTCGCAGGAAATTTTGTACACGACGGGTGGCGTTTTGGAAAACATATCGCCGCCAAGCTGCAAATACATCGAGCAGTTTAAAGATCGAATCATTCTCGCGGGTCTTGAAAATCCAAATGAGATTTGGACAAGTAAAATTAACGGAGCCGGCGAGCCTGTTGAATTTAATAACCTGCTCACACTCTACACGGCTTCGCAAGGTGGAGGCGTTTCAGCCTTAAGCGTCATTGACGACAAAATGATATTTTTTAAACGAGACCGATTCTTTATTAGTTTTGGCGATGGTCCCAACAATACGGGACAAGGGGGGGAATTTGCTAAGCCTCAATTTGTTTCTTCTGATGTCGGGTGCGATAACAACAACTCTATTGTGCGTTACCCTGACGGCATTATGTTTGGAAGTGAGAAAGGGATTTACCTGTGCAACGCGTCGCTCAACACGTCTTACATTGGAGCCGAGGTTGAGGATTTCAATAACAAAATGATCACTTCGGCTACTCTTGAGGCCGAGTCAAACCAAGTGCGGTTTACTACCTCTGAGGGTCCGACTCTTATTTATGATTATTTCTTTCAGCAGTGGTCAACAGCAACCTACGCGGCAAAAGATTCTGTCATTTGGAATAAAAAGTTTGTCTTTATCGACAAAAACGGAACTTGTTTTATTGAAACCGATGCCTTTAGAGATAACGGCAAAGGGATTTCTCTTTCCATGCTTACTGGATGGATCGCGATGGACTCGGTCGCAGGGTTTCAGCGTGTTTATAAGCTTCTGATTGTCGGCCAATATAAAAGCTACCATAAACTAAAAATCTCCGTAGGCTACGACTTTTCAGAAACATTCCAAAGCCACTACATCATGGATACACAAGACGCTCTCGGAATTACAACGTTTGGTGAAGTTTCTCCTTTTGGCGAGGAGGAGGTGTTTGGTGGTGAATCAAATGCGTACCGTTTTTCTGTTGGCATGGACATTCAAAAATGTCAGGCCATTCGCTTTAAAATTGAAGATCTCACAGTTAGCTCCACTCCAGGCACGGGCGAGGCGTTTAACATCACAAGCCTTGCGCTTTTAATTGGAATCAAAGGAACACCGGGCAAGTTTAAGAAAGAGCTCAAGGTGGCAAGCGTATGAGCATGTACGGTGACTACATTCAAGAGCGCTTAGGCAAAAGCATTATTGAAAAAGATGATGGATTTGCAACTTTTTGGGTGAATGGCGAGATCTGTTATATTGAAGATATCTATGTGAAGCCTTACTCACGTCAGAAGAATGTTGCAAGTCAGATGGCAGACGAAATCGCGGAGTACGCGAAAAAAGTAGGGTGCAAGCATCTTGTAGGAAGTGTTAATCCAGCGGCAAATGGTGCGACAACAAGCTTGAGAGTGTTACTAGGTTACGGGATGAAACTAGAGGGCAGTCTCAAAGATAATTTAATTTGGTTTTATAAGGAGATTTAACCATGGGCGGTGGTGGTGGAGGCCTTGGTGGCGCGGTCGCTGGATCAGCGGCTGGAAATTTGGCGATGGGTCCAGCGGGCGGCGCAATTGGTGCTTTAGCCGGATCTCAAGGAAAATTAAATGGATTGGGCGGCGCTATTTTTGGGACTGGCCAAGACGCCGGTATTTTAGGAACCGGACAATTTAAAGGCGAGGGTCAAGCAATTGACGAAAAAGCTTTTAAAGATAACGAAGATCTAAAAAGACGACAGGCCGAGTATCAGCGTCAGCTTCAAGAGATTCAAAACCGTAAAGCTCAGCAAGTTCAAGCGGCACAGATTGCAACAGGTCCGCAAGATCAGTTTCGAAACGCTCAACTTGGTCTTGTTTCTCAGCTTCAGCAGCAAGCGTCTGGGCAAGGTCCGTCACTTGCTGACATGCAGCTTAGACAAGGTGCCGATAGAAACCTTGCAAACGCAATCGCGATGCAAGCAAGTCAGCGCGGCGGGATGGCTGGAGGCCTTGCGATGCGTAATATCGCTCAGCAACGCGCAGATATTGGTCAAAACTTAGCGGCTCAATCTGGGATGCAAAGACTTCAAGAGCAGCAGCAAGCTCAACAGATGCTTGGAGGCATTTCCGGTGGTGCTCGCGGTCAAGATATTGGCCTTGCAACATCTCAAGCCGAGCTTGGTCAGCAAGCGGCCCTTGCAAATCAAAGCGCCGCTCTTCAGCAACAAGCTTTAAACGACAAGATGGCTGGTTTTTACAACACCGGATTGGCGGATTTAGATATGGCTCAACGCGCCTCCGCGCAAGATTTAGAAAAACTAAAAGTTAATCAAAATCTTGGTATTCAAGGTGTTAACGCGTCTTCTTATGCCGATGCATCGAAGCGTCGCGGAGACTTTATTGGCGGAATTGGTGGCGGAATTGCTTCAGCATTTTCTGATCAAAGATTAAAAAAGAACATCAAAAATGACGACGAAGATTTAGATAAATTCCTATCTGGACTAAGCGGACACGCAAAAGGCGGGGTTATTGGAAAGTACGAAAGTGACGACGATAGCGACGATAAAGAAATTGAAAGCAAAGCACAAAAGCTGCTGTCTGGTAAAGGAACTGAAAAAGATTCAGGACAGACAAAAACCGGCAAAGCGATTGGCTACGGTATTGGATCTTCTTTGAAAAAAGGCACTGAAGACGATGGCACTGGAGAAACTATCGCAGCAGGGACAGACACCAAAGCAGACTTTATCCCAATGGCTAATAAAGGTGGAGTGATTGGCTGCATGGCTGATGGCGGTATGGTGAAAAACGACCGCTCACAAAAGATAGCTGATAGCATGAAATATGCTTTTAAAACTCCGGAAGATAAAAAAGAAGAAGAGGAAACGGAGACTCAAAGAGCTGATCCGCTTGGATTTCGAAAGAAATTCGGCCTTAACGAAGGTGGTCTAGTCGATAAGGACATGCTTGGAAGTTTAGCAAAGCTTGCTCCCATGGCGATGGCTGCAATGAGTGACAAATCAGCAAAGAAAAATATTGAGTCTTACAAAGAAGGTGGAACAGTTGACGGACGAGCAAAAGTAGCAGGTGATTCTCCAAAGAACGATACGGTACTTGCAAAGCTTTCTCCTGGTGAAGGCGTGATCAAGCGCACTGATATGCAGGAGCTTGGAATCAACAGCGACGAAAAACTTCAAGAGTTTGTCGATGGTTTAAAAGCCTACACTTACAACTATAAAAATCCTCAGCATGGACAAGGAAAGTTTGCTTCTCCTATGGCTCAAGATTTGGAAAAGAGCGAGCTTGGAAAAAGCATGGTGATTGATACGCCTGAAGGAAAGATGGTTGATTACTCTAGAGCTGCCGGGACGATGCTTGCAACCGCTGCGATGCTTAACGACAAGATGAAAAAGCTTGAGTCTAAGATTGGCGGTTATGCAGAGGGTGGAATGGTTGATGATCCGCTTGCAAAAAGCATGAGACTTGCGTTTAACGCATTAGAGAAAAAACCACCAGAACCAAACTCAAGGCCTGATTACCATCCAACAGTTTCAGACGCAGAGAAAAAATTTGCTGATTCAATGCGTAAAGCATTTAGGGGGAAATAATGGCAAAAGCTCCTTACGATTCAAAAACAGCGGAGAAGCTGCTTAAAAACGGCAAAATCACGCAAAAGCAATTTGAAAAAATAGCAAGTTTGCAGTCTTTTGCAGATGGTGGGGTGGTTCAGCCTAACGCTCAATTTGACATTCCTCTGAACACTAATTTTTCACCTTCTCTTGGATCTGACGAGCCAGGCTGGGCCCGTACTCAAGTGCGTCAACAATTTGCCGAGCAGCCTCCTGTTACCGCTGTACAAACGGCGGCTCCGATGGCACAAAACGTGGCGCAAGTACCTCCGCAAGAATACGCTCAGCAAGTTACTCCGCAACAACCACAAGTGTCTCCATATGACATGGGTGTTTTTGATGCGTTTAACAAGCCTTTTGAGATGCAAAAAAGCGCTCTTAAAAAAGAATACGAAGCGGGCGCAAAAGCAGCCGCTGAAGAGGCTGGATATCTTCGCACTGCAGCGGAGGAAAACGACCGCATGCTTAAAGAAAATGCCGCAAAACAACTTCAAGATCAGGCGAACTTAGATGCGAAGCTTTCCGAAGTTCAAAACATGAAAGTTGATCAAAACAGATTTTGGGCTGGAAAATCCACAGGCGAAAAAATTCTAGCTGGCATCGCTTTATTTTTAGGAGCTTCTGGATCTGGTGGCAACAAAGCTGCTGCTGTAATTCAAGATGCAATCAACAAAGATATCAAACTGCAAGAGGGTGATATCGAGAACAAATTTGGACTTTACAAGCAGGCTTACGCTGCGACCAAAGACGCTGCCGCTGCTCGCGAAGCTACGCGCCTTGCGATGTTAAACGGAACACAACTAAAAATTGCTGAGGTCATGAGCAGATATAAAGATCCGATGATGCGCGCTAAGGGCGAGCAATTAATGGCTGCAGTTGAGGGTCAAAAACAAGCTGCGCAAATTAACCTTGCGGCTCAAATTCAAAAATCTCAGGCCTTTCCTTTTGGAGACGATAAGCAGATGGCTCGCTACGTTCCTGGCCAAGGAATGGCTTATACGCCTGATGATGCGAAGCAACTTAAAGAAGCGCAAGAAACTAAGGATTCTTTTGACCGCAAAATTCAAGAAATGATCGATCTTCGAAAAGAATACGGCGGTGAAGTTGTGAACAGGGTTGCGGTTGATCGTGGAAAACAGCTGAGCAAAGACTTGCTCCTTGCTTACAAAAACATGGCAAAACTCGGTGTTCTTTCTCAAGCCGATGAAGACATTATTAATGCAATTATCCCAAAAGATCCTTTAGCGTTTCAGTTTACCCCTGGCGGCGATTCGATTCTTAATCGTCTTGAAAAGCTTAAGGGTGACGTAGGAAAAGATTACGAATCGAGACTTAAAAATCGAATTATTGGTTACACGCCTCCTGAGCAAGGTCTCGGAGCGCAACAAGGTTGGACGACAAACAAAGGTAAAGTGACTCAGACAAAAGCAGGTAAATAATGCCTATCTTTAACGTCAAAACTGGTGAGCAGGAACAACTTGAGGGAGATGCGTTAAGAAACGCTCTCGCTCAAGGTACGCACGCTTATGCAAAAGGCGAAAGAGTCAATATTCGCGGGCCTAACGACGAACAACTAAATATCCCTGCTGAAAACGTTGTGATGGCGATGGACAAGGGTTATCGTCCAGTCAGCGCTTCAGAGCAAGCAATTGAAGAGTACGTTCAAGAAAACAAAGGCCTTAAAGGCGCTTTAAAAGTTGGTATCGGTCAGTTTGTTGATGAAGCTGCTATGGGTCTTCCTGAGCTTATCGCGAGCTACAAACAAGATCCTTTTGAAGTTGCAAAAAGAGAAGCTTTAAAAAAGGAACATGAGCTAACAAATACGATTGGCGGTGTTTTAGGAGCTGGAACCTCTCTTTTATATGGTGGCCCTCTTTTTAAAGCTGGCACGAAGGCTGGAGAAGTCGGAGCTAAAGCAACCGGCATTCTTGCAGAAAAAATTCTTCAAACAAGTGCTGAAGAGGTTGCAAAACGAACCGCGACAACTGCCGCAAAAGAGATTCTTAAAAAGTCTGTAACTAAAGCTGGTGGCATGGCCGCTGAAGGTATGACCTTAGCAGCACCGCACGCAATTACAGAAACAATGCTTGGAGACCCAGAAGCTGCTGCGGAAAGCCTTCTTTTTGGAGCTGGTCTTGGTGCGGTATTTGGCGGCGGTGGTTCGATGTTAAAAGAACTGACTGGACCTGTTGCAAAGAAAGTCGCTCAAGCGTCTGGCATCAATAGAATTCTTGAGGGCGGCGATGGGATGCGCACCCTTTTTAAAGAAAAAGCGGAAGAAAAAGCGGTGGAAGCTCTTAATGCCACCCTTTCTCAAACTGAAAGACTCTCGCGAAGTAAAGATGTGAAACAGCTTGGAAGATTTTTGCTTGATGAAGGCGTGGTTACGCCACTAGCGAGCAAGAAAGATATTTTCCAACGTCTCGATGACAAAACTATGGAGTACGGCAAGCAAATTGGCGAGAAACTTCAAAAGTTTGATGAGCAAATTTTAGCATCTCAAAATGCAAACCTTTTGATTGACTCTAAAGAAGTGGCAAACAAAATCATGTCTGGTGTCAAACAAAAATACGGACATTTGGACGCTTATCAAGGAGTCATTGAAAATCTAGAGCGTCAGATTGCTCCTATGAGAGCGTCTAACGCTACCTGGACAATTGGAGAGGCTAACGCGCAAAAGGCAGCTTGGGGAGACGTCATAAAAACCTGGGGTCTCGATAAGACAGCAGAAAAGAAACTTGCGGAAAATATCTACCGAGGGATTAACGATGAAATCGAAAACAAAATCGAAATCGGATTCGGCAAAGAAGCCCTCCAAGAATTTAAAGATCTCAAAACCAAATATGGGTATTTGGAAGAGGCTGAAAAAATTGCTGAAAAATCTATGGCTAGGGAAGCTAAAAACAATGATGTGGGTCTCACCTCTTATATTAGCGGCGGTGTTGGTGGCCTTATTGGTGGTGGTCCTGGTGTTGTTATCGGACTTTTAGGTCGTGAAGGGATGCGCAGATATGGAGACCAAATACTAGCCTCTGCGTATGACAAAATGGGTGGCCTTTTATTTGCTGAAAAAGCGATGAAAAATGTTGCCGACAAACTAGATATTATCCCTGAAGCCATGAAAGAAATGGCGAAAAAGGTTTTGCCTAAAGCTGAGTCCACCAGTCTTTATGCGCTAAATCGTTTACTCAGCGACAATGAATCAACTAAAAAATCAAGTGTAGAAGATAGAGCGCAGCAAATCGAGGAGCTAAATAAAAAGGCCTCTGTTTGGGCTGCAAACCCTGATGCGTTTATGGAAAAAGTAAATGAAATTACTAGGCCGATTGCTGAGGGTGGAGCTCCACAAATAGCTTTATCAACACAAGTTAAATACAGCCAAGCACTTGGTTATCTGTTTTCTCAGATGCCAAAACCTCCGCGTCCTAAATCTCCGTTCAGCTATCAATACAAATGGAAGCCAAGCGATTTTGAAATTTCTGCTTACGAGCAAAAAGTTCAAACCGTTCTAGATCCGTTTTCTGTTTTTGGTGAATTGAAAAAAGGAACGTTAACTAAGAATCATATCCAGGCGTTAAAAGCTGTCTATCCTCGTATTTATTCTACAATGAAAGATCGAATGCAAAATCAGATCATGAAAGATCCGATGACAGTGCCTTACAATAACAGAGCAAAACTTTCATTAATTATGGAAGCACCAATGGATGTTTCGTTTGAACCTCAAAAAATGCTTGGTTACCAGGAAACTTGGTTAAACCAGGAAGATATGATTGATGAAAACAGCGCGGCAGAGGTCAACGTTGCAGGTGAGATGGCTTCTGATGTTGAGAAACTTATGGGATAATGGATTAGATTTCCTATAGCCGCACAAGGCTTTAACCGTTACCAGGGAGGTGACAAATGGCAAATAAGAATTTTGCAAGAAAGCGTCTTGCGACCGCACAAAGTTTAGCTGCGAATTTTCAAACAGAAGCAACTAACATCGATAATCTAGATAAAATTGCTTGGACCGTTTCAACGGCGGGCATCACTGACAACACCGGAACATTTTCATTTCAAGTTAGAGATAGAGACGCGGTGTCAAATCAAACTGGAGATTGGATAGATTGCGCATTCGATCCAGTTCCTACGCTTGCCGATGCAAACACAACTCTTTACATGATTGCCACTGAAATTGAAGCGAGCGAGGCGCGGCTAGTATTTGCTGCTGCTGGTGGAACTCCAGATGGCACAGCCCAGATTTGGGTTAAAGCTTCGAGAAAGGGGTAATAACGTGAGTATTCATTATTTTCCTCCTCAAGGCGGTGGCGGTGGTGGCGGTGGAACTATCACGGGTGGTTCTAACGTAGGTGGCGGCGCTGAT